TGGGGCAGTACGACACCATGCAGAACCGTGTGGCGGCGTCCAACCGCTTCAAGGCTGACCTGCACGTCCCTATTCATTCCAATGCCTGCAACGGCAAGGCCAGCGGTACGCACCTGTTCTGTTACAGCGGTGACCGGAACAGCGCCGGGTACAAGGCGTGTCAGGCGGTGCTGAATGTGCTGGGGCCTGTGACGCCGGGTGCGCCGGATGTCATCCGGGCGTATCCCGCACTGTACGAGGTGAAGCACCCTGCCGCTACGACGGTGTATATCGAGGTGGACTTCCACGATGTTCCCAGTGTTGCACAGTGGATCATTGACAACACCACCCTGATCGGCGAGACCATCGCCAAGGGCCTGTGCGCGGCGCTGGGCGTGCCCTTTGTGGAGAGCGCCAACGCGCCGGTGCCGGTGCCTGCGGAGAAGGACACGACGCTGCCCATGCAGGTACGGATGCTCAAGCGCGGCATGAAGGGCGCGGACGTGAAGACCCTGCAAGCGGCGCTGATCGCCTACGGGTTCTCCTGCGGCGCGGCCGGTGCGGACGGCGACTTCGGCAGCGGCACGGAGACGGCGCTGAAGAAGTTCCAGACCAAGTACGGCCTTGGCGCGGACGGCATCGCAGGCCGCGGCACCTGGGGCAAGCTGCTGGGGGAGTAACGTGAAAAAGATATCCCGTACCGAAACGGTGCGGGATATTTTTTGCTAAAAATTACGATTTTCTCTTGACATACCACGCATTGCGTGGTAATATATAGACAGATCAAGAAAGGGTAGCCGCACAGCGGCAGAAGGGGAAACATTATGAAAAAGACTTTTTATTCCGTCACCTACGCAGTATGGGGATCCAGCTTCTGCCGGGAGGCGTGGTTTGACAGCAAGGCTGCGGCGGACGCCTTCGCCGCCCACGATTACCGGGACGACCCTGTGGCCCGCACCTACAGCAAGGCGGACAGCATCCGCGCCGCCGAGGATCGCGTGGCCGCTACGGCCGCAGAGCTGATCGCCTGATAGCAGTACCGCTTCTGGCGGGGTTGAGCGCATCAGCCCCACCCCATGAAAAATTTTGAAAAGGAGGAACATAACATGAACGCACAGGAACTGATTTTGCGGTACAGGATTTCCCTGAAAATCGACGAACACGGCCAGCCCACCGGAAATCTGGTTGTGTACCGCGCCGACAAAGCGGCTCTTGCCGCTATCAAAGCCGCAAAGCCGGAGATCGTGTCCATGCTGCTGGAGCGGCGCGAAGCCGGTGTCCGCGCAGAGCAGGAGCGACAGAAGAAAATCGCCGCCATCCCCGGACTGCGGGAAATCGAAGCCGCCCGTGCCGATTTGGTAAATTGGAAACTGGAATTTGACGCCAGTTTTGACAGCGAGAACGGCGGCGGCGTGGGTGTCCGTCCCAAGCCGAAGTATGACATGGATGCCATGTACGCCCAGTACCCCTGCGCCAAGGCGTATTTGGACGCGCAGGAGTTCGCGGCGTCCGAAAACGACGCAAAATCCGCAGCTGGCAAGAAGGCGCTGGACGCCATCATCAACGGCGAAAACTACGAACAGGCCATCGCCGCCATGAACAGCGACTGGGCGACACACTGCGAATCCCACCTTTGGGACTGAGGGAGGAGTTGTCATGAAAAACATGGAGATCAACACCCACGGACGGAACATCAACAAGGAGACATTGGCCAACGCCTCCAACTCCACCAAGGGCCTCGGCTCCCGCACGGGGGAGTATGTGGAGATTTTTTACGACAAGTCTACCGGCGATGTCTGGTGCAAGTACCACTGGGATCGCGAGGAATGGGCGGTCTACCACGACGCTGACGTCACGAAGGTTGGTATTGCGGTACGATACAAGACCCAGCAGCAGATCGCGGACATGATCGACAATGCCCTGGCAGAGGACGAGCGGACCGAGCGCGAGAACGCCGCATATCTGGCGGGCGGAGCATGGTCATGATGGTGCTTGACATTTCCTGCGCAGCGTGATAAACTATTTTTGTCGGATGCAAGAGGCGCTTGCATCTGGTGCGGCGCGATCCCGCCGCCGTGGATTGAAATGGTGAGAAGGACAAACCCTTCAAACGCAGGAAAAGCACCGGAAACCGGTGCTTTTCCTTTTTTACAATTTTTGCTATGAAAGGATATTAACATGACAGACAAACTGTTTTGCGCCCTATTCGCCGCAGCACTCACCTCCGCCGACCGAGACGCTTTCGTCTCCGACTGGTCACTGTCCTCCATCTGGGGCGATACGCCGGACGCAGACATCCCAGCAGACCGCATCGACCTGCTGGCGCGTCTCTGGGACGCCGCCCACCTGACGATCCGCGACATCCGGCAGCACACCGGCCTATCCCAGGCGGCCTTTGCCACCCGGTACTGTATCCCCACCCGCACGCTGGAGGACTGGGAGCGCGGTGTGCGTAGCTGCCCCGACTACCTCCGCCTCCTGCTGGCACAGGCAGCCGGAACATATCAGCGGCCGTGGGGATAGCCCGTTGTCATTTCATTGCCAAAAGCTGTTTTTATCAAGCGCAAAGCCGTCCGCAAGGCTGGACGGCTTTTGCACTGGCTCGGACGCACGGCGAGCCGCAAGCCCTTGTGAATAAAGATAAAACCGCCTGATCGTTGAAATCAGGCGGTTTCTGGTTTTGGAGCAGGGTACGGGAGTCGAACCCGTTGAAAAAACCTGTATACGCGGCCTAAATACTCACTTCTTGCAAGCTTCCGTTGCCATTTTGTTGTCAAAGTAGTCATCGATGGACTTGTCGATTTCGACCATCCTGTCGTCCATCGTGTAGGCGTAGACCTGCTTGTACACCCAGTCGTCGGACCAGCCGTTCCTCTCCTGCGCGTATTTTGATTCCACACCCAGACGGACCATGATGGCTGCGTTGGCGTGGCGCAGGTCGTGGAAGCGGCAGCGGGGAATGCCGGCGGCAGCGAGGCCGCGAATGAAGCGGTTGTAGAGCGTCTGGCCGGAGACTGGAACGATGTAACCCTCGCTGCGTCCGGTGGCCTCTATCAGAGCCTGGATGTGGGCGGGGACAGATATCCGGCGATCACCGGAAAATGTCTTTGGCGGCTTCACCTCGTCGCCATGTTCGCCGGAGACAATGGCGCGGCAGATGTGCAGCCGGCCTCCGGAGATATCCTCAAATCTGGCGCCGCGGATCTCCGACATGCGCATCCCCATCCACAGCGCCATAAGCACGGGCAGCTCCATGTCCGTGCCGGAGAATGCCGCGATGATCTTGCCGATCTCGGCGTCCTCGATCCTGCGCAGCTCGACTTTCCGCTTCTGTGGAAGGATGATGGAAATCTTCGAATCTGGCGCGAACTGCTTTAGGACAGAGACAAGGAGTCCTTCGACGTTGCGGACATACTTCGGGCTTTTCCCAGTCTTCACCATCTTTCCGATCTCCCGCTGGATCTGCTCGGAGGTGATGGACGCGGCCGGCAACTCCATCAGGCTCTGGAAAGATGTCTTCTGGAGACGTTTATACTCTGCGGCGGTGGAGGGGGAGATCACGCCGTCGCGGGATTCGATATACTTCCGGTACGCCTCCCTCAAGGTTATGGTCGAGGCGGCCTTTTCGGGCGCCTTCAGGCCGTGCTTGATGGCCATGGCCTCGGCTATGGCCTCCTCCTTGGTCTCGCGGGTGATGGACACATCCTGCCCGTTGACGCGAACCCGGCAGGCCCACGAACCACTGGGAAGCTTCCGGGCGGTGGGCGTGTGGGCGGTGTTCTTGCTGCGCTGCTCCCGGACCTGCCGGGTGCCGCACCATTTGCAGTAGACGGAGTCGGCGTCTATCTCGCGGCCGCAGCCCTTGTTTTTGCACTGCATAACATCCCCCCCCATCATCAAGAAAGGCGGTGCCCGATTCGGACACCGCCCCTGTCTATTCAGCCGACCTTTTCCATGCGGATGGTCATAGTGGTGCCGAGAGCGCCGGCCTCGTAGCTCAGCTGACCATCGGCATAGGTGAACGTCTTCGTGTCGTCGCCGCTGGCCAGAAGTGCGAGGGATGTCTGTTCCTTGTCGTTTTGAGAATCCCAGGAATAAGGCTCATCCGGCGTGGTGGGGGCAACGAATGTGCCCGCCCAGTACAGGCTCTTGGTGTCGCCGTTATCGGAAACCCAGTTGATAATGATCTCGCTGCCGGAGATCGTGGCCGCCTGCCAGGTATCTTCGGAGTTGCTGTTGACCTGCTTCCACTCGCCGGTCAGGTCGGGAGGAGAGGCGGGGTCTTTAGTCTGCTCGCCGTTATTATTGGCGGGCGTGCTGCCGCAGGCGCAGATGGACAGAGCCAAAACGGCGGCCATCAGAAACACGGAAATTTTCTTCATTCTTGACCTCTTTCCGCGACAAGTCTGCCGCTTACATATATTTTTTGCAAAAAATTTGCATTTTACTGGACATATTTTGTCGAAGTGGTACAATAAAGGTACTATTTTGAGGGGGGCGCGACATGAATGAGTGGGAGGAGGACTTGTTGGCGTTGTTCGACAGTCTGGACGAAGCGGCGCAGGCCGAGGCCCTGGCGGCCGCACTGAAAATCATTAGCGGCGAGATCCTCTGATAAACGGTGCCCGATTCGGGCACCGTTTTATTTTTCCCGCTCCCGCTTCAGCCGGAGCATGAAGGCAAATAGTTCGTTCCGCTGCTCAGCGGTCATGCTGTCCAGCAGGCGCATAAACTCCTGCCGCACCGGATCCGGCGGCGCCTCTTTTTCCCCCAGCAGGTCGGAGACAGTGCAGCCGAGATACTGCGCCAATAACTGCACCTTGGCCACAGAGGGAGTCGTGCCCTTATTTATGTCCGTAATGAAGCTGGTTCCAACGCCGCTTTCACGGCAAGCTACCGTGGGCTTAACTCCTTTTGCTCGACACCTTTCTTTGATATTTCTTACAAAAAGTTCTTTATCCATAGTGGCCTCGTCAAATGAGATTACAGGAGCTTCAAGAACTCCTGCTCGGATATCACGGCAATTGATGCGCCTTTCGCATTGAGCGCGGCTGCCTTTTCTTCCTTGTCACTCATGCCGTCGCATCCGACGATGATTTTGTCTTGTTCTCCGACCACCAGATAGTCGGTCTTCTTCGATACGGCGCTTTTTACGGTGGCGCCGGCAGCCTCTGCGAGGGATTTTGCTGCTGCGCGCGGAAAGCTTAATGCGCCAGTAAATACGACGGCTTTGCCATCCAATTCCCCGCCTCGGCATACATCGCCGACTAATATTGGACACGTTCCCGACGCAGACCTTTGAAGATAGGACCGTAGCGCAGCATTTCGTTCTCCTTTGCTGTGAAGTGCATGATCTAATCTATTTTCGCCGCAAAGCCAAGATAGGATTGCTCCACACGCGCGACAATCCTCGAGCGCATCGTGGAAGCGCGCCATGTAACCGATCTCATCGCATGCATCAGATAGTTTACTGTAAGGATGACCAGTGACTCGCCCGTAGAGCGTCATCACGTCAAAGCAACGGGCGAAGCATTCTCGAATAATCCCCTCCGCCGCCTCCAAGAAACTGGCATCAAAAGAAACATTCCACCCTGCGGTGTACGGGGAGGCGGATACAAATTCTGCAAAAGTGTCAATCACCTCGTCGATGGTTGGAGCAGCGGCGACCATATCTCTCGTGATCCCAGTCAACTCCGTCACTGTGGCCGGTATAGGGCATTCCGGATTGACGTAGGTTCTGTAACTGTCGCTCTCTTGGTGCCCGATGTATCGCACTGCGGCGAGTTGGATAATTTTACAGGTTTGGGGGTCGACGCCCGTAGTTTCTAAATCTATGACCACGTAGTCAGAGAGATCTTCCGGGTGACTAAAAGGCATGACGTGAGATGTGTCGTTGCTCATGATGCGCCTCCGCTGTAGATGATATATACAAAATATAAACTCAAAAATTGTGAATACAAACAACAAATAAGAAATTTCGCATTTTGTATTGACAATGAGAAATTTCTCATTTATGATTGGCTTGTCCCTCAGGTGAGAACGAGAGGGAGGTGGAAAAATGCGACGGTTTTCGGACTGGCTGGTCGAGAAGCTGGAAGACTGCGACGTGTGGATGATCCTTGTCGTCCAGATCGCGCTTTCTATCGTAACTGCCTTGTTAACATCAGTGTTAACAGTGTTGTTAGTAAGGCAGTTGCAAACGATACTGCGATAGGGAACCACAGGCTTTTCAGCAGAAGCTCCTTCCAGTACCGCTTTCGCTCCGCAAGGTAGTCGTCCAGCGCAATCTCGCCCTTGGGCGTGATGCGGTAGACGCCGAGGCCCTGATGGAGCGCCCGCGTTGCCGACAGATCGGTGTCCACGTCTTCGGAGAGAAGCGCGGCATCGGGATGAGCCAGCGCGACGATGCGGTGTCCGACTGAGCTGACATCTGCAAGCGCCTTTTTAGCGTCAGCGGTTGGCGCGGGGCCATGCTTGCGGAAGTAGCGCAGCACCTTGGCGTCGCAGGCGGTGATCTGACTGTCGTTTTTCATGTCTTTCCCTTTGCGTTCAAAAAGTTGAGGGTTTCCACTGGGTCTTGCGCAGGTTGTATCCCCCTCGGAAAAACGGGTGTGTAGTTGTTTGCTGACATGAACACTATACCACCCTTTTTTCCGGCGCGCAAGGTGAAATTTCACGAACAGAGGTGAATCAAGTGCGGATCAAGGAGTACCGCGAGCGCACCGGCATGACGCAGGAGGCGCTGGCGGACAAGCTGAACGTCGACCGGTCTGCGATCAGCTATTGGGAGCGAGGCAAGGCGACGCCCTGCAAGAAGCACCGCGCCATGCTGTGCGCGATCTTGCAGTGTACAGAGACGGAGCTGATGAGCGACGCTGCTCACTAAGACCAGCATAGCGGAGAAAGGAGGAGTTGTCCATGGCAAGGGACGGCGGAAACATCTACCAGACCGCCCGGAAAGCGGCGGGTCTGACGCAGGAGGCCGCAGCGGAGCGGCTGGCGGTCAGCGACACCAGCATACGCGCCTACGAGTCCGGAGAGCGGCTGCCGGGCGACGACATCGTGGCGCGGATGTGCGCGGTGTACAACGTGCAGTATCTGGGCTTGCAGCACCTGCAGCTCAAGACGGCGCTGCTGCCGGATTGCGTGCAGGAGGCGCGGCCGGAGCCGCTGCCGGTGGCGGTGATCAAGCTGGTGCGGCGGGTGATGCGCTTCGCGGAGGCGCACCGCAGTGACCAGCTGATGGAGATCGCCGAGGACGGCGTCATCAGCGACGGCGAGCGGGCGCTTTTCGAGGAGATCACCTGCGAGCTGGGGGATATCGTGCAGGCCGCACTGGCCTTGCAGTACGCAGAGGAGGTGCAGTGATGCCCCGGACGATTTTGAGCGCGAAGAAGGACGCCGCCAAGGACATGGCGGTCCGCATCAAGGCGCAGGCCTACGCCCTGCACGGCGGTCTGGACGGCATGGCGCGGGCGGCGGGCATGAGCCGCAGCACCATCTATGCCCGGATCAAGGACCTGCCCAGCTGCTCCGGAAAGGAGATCGCGGCTATCGCCAAGGCGGCGCGCATCCCCAAGGACGAGCTGTTCGCGGTCTGGGCAAAGGCGTGCTGAGGAGGTGGCGAGCGTGACAACATGGCACTGGTTAGATCTTCGGCATGCCGATTCGCGGCCCAAGGCGGGCGAGCTGGTGGTGGTGCGGACAGGCACGCTGAGTTTCTACAAGGACGCCACTTACCGGGTTGGGTGCTTCGACACGGATCCGACGGATCCTTCCACCAAGAAGTTCTACTTCTTCCGCTCGGGCGGCGGCATCGAGGATCCCGCCCGCTGGAAGAAATATTACACCGATATCCGCTTCATGCCGCTGGATACGCCGGAGGGAGGTGTGATCTGTGGATAGCTGGGCAATGGCGGTGCAGTACATCTGCGCGGCAGCCGGTGCGGCGGCCGTCGTCCGCTGGGTGGACGGCTGCGGCAAGGCGCAAAAAAAGAACCGCCCTCTGGGTGGAGCCAGAAAGCGGTTCAGTGAGTTGAAGCGCACGCGCTTCATACGAGCAAGATGATTATACCAGAGCCTGGAGGCTTTTACAAGGGGGTAAGGACTGCCATGAGCAAAAAAATTGAACAGCCCGCCTATTGGGGCGTCATCCCGGCCCCCGTGCGGTACGACGACCGCCTCCCTGCCAACGCGAAGCTGCTGTACGGCGAGATCTCCGCGCTGTGCGACCGGAAGGGCTTCTGCTGGGCGAAGAACGACTACTTCGCGGAGCTGTACGGATGGTCGGCGGACACGGTGACGCGGCTGATCCGGAAGCTCCGGGACGCGGGCTATCTGACGGTGGAGATGGTTCCTACGGCCACCGGCAGCGAGCGGCGGATTTTCGCCGGTGTTTGCACAAGGGGTGTCGGCAAAAATGCCGAGACCCCTCTCGGCAAAAAAGTCGGGGGGGTGTCGGCAAAAAAGTCGACCCCCCACAATATAAGAACAGATAATTATAATAATACCCCCCTTACCCCCCAAGGGGGAAAGACCCGGAAAAAGGCGGAATGGGAGCCGGAACGGTTTGAGGGGCTCTGGAAGTTCTACCCGGAGATCCGGAAGGCGGACGGCACGTCTACCAGCAAGGGCGACAAGAGCGAAGCCCGGCGCGCATGGAACGCGCTGAGGCCTTCCCCCGAGCTGATCGATACCATGGGTGTGTGGCTCAAGGCGAAACTGAAATACGACAATCAGTACGCCAGAGGCTACGGCGTCAAGACGGTCTCTGTCTGGCTCAACGGCATCCGCCGTAACGGCGGCGTGCTGGAAATGCCGGAGATTCCGCAGGAGACGCAGCCGCGCCCGGATAGCCGTGTGCAGGAAAGGAAGGGTGACTACGAGATATGACGATTGACGCCCCGATCCAGTCCCAGCGGCTGGCGACGGCGCAGGCCGCCGTGCTGGGCGCGATGCTGATCGACGCGGACTGCATTGCCGATGTGCTGGCGGATACGTCGGAGACTATGTTCGTGTCGTCGGTCTACCGCACGGTGTACGGCTGCATCCGGCAGCTGTTTCAGGCGGCGCAGCCGGTCGACCCCGTGACGGTGGGCGCGGCGCTGAAGGAACGCGCTGGGCAGGACTACGGCGAGCTGTTGGTGCAGCTGATGGACGTGACGCCCACCAGCGCCAACGTGGGCTCCTACGTGGAGATCCTCAAGCGGGAGAGCATCGTGTGGCGGCTGCGGAGCATCGGCGCGGCGCTGGCGGAGACGGAAGATCTTCCGGCGGCGGAAAAGCTGATGGAGAAGGCCAACGCCGCCATGAGTCTGAAGTCCGGCGTGGAGGTCTGGGACATGACCCAGATGTGGGAGAACTTCTCCGCCCGCCATGAGGAGACAGAGAAGCCGGAGTACATCCGCTGGGGCTATGACTTTATCGACGAGCGGGTATACACCACCCGAGGCGACTACTGCGTCATCGGCGGATACCCCAGCGCCGGAAAGACGTGTCTGGCTCTGGGCATGGCCATGAAGATGGCCGAGCGGTACCGGGTGGGCTTTTTCTCCTTTGAGACGGACAAGGCCAAGCTGGCCGACCGCATCATGTCCGCCAAGGCCATGATCGACCTGAGCGACATCAAGCAGAACAAGCTGGGCGAAAAGGAGTGGGAGGAGCTGGCCTACGCGGCGTCCAGTCTGAGCAGGACGGGCCTGCAGATCATGCAGTGCAGCGGCTTCACCGTGGCAGACATCCAGTCCGTAGCTCTGTCCCGGCACTACGACGTGGTGTTCATCGACTACCTGCAGCTCATCGAGGCGGACGGACGGAGGGGCTGGAGCCGTCCGGAGGAGGTCAGCTCCATCAGCCGCGGCCTGCAGCGGATGAGCCACGAGCACGGCATCACGGCGGTGGTGCTGTCCCAGCTGACGCCGGACGCCGGGCGGAAGAAGACCGAGGCGCCGACCATGTACGACCTGCGAGAGAGTCGACAGATCGCCATGGACGCGGACGCCATTTTCCTGCTGTATCTGGAGGATCCGGAGGACCGCTCCGGGGCGCGCGTCCTGAAATGCGACAAGAACAAGGACGGACAGGCTGGCTGGTACAAGGTGATGCAGTTTCAGGGCCGCATCCAGAGCTTCCGCCCCATGCCGAAGCCGGTGGCAAAGGCGGCGCCGCTTCCGGCGCAGGTCAGCTTTCACGAAATCAAAGAAGACGGCGACGTGCCGTTCTGAGAGGAGGGCCTATGCAGGTCGGCGACAAGGTTACATATGTTCCTTTTGTGCTGCGTTACGCAAAGGGCACGGAGCTGCGGGCGCCCAGCGTCGCGGCGCCGGTGGTCTGGGTTCATCCGGAGGGCCGCTTTGCGGTGGTGGAACGCAGCACGGGACGGTACAGGTATCGGGAATGCATCCCGTGCAGAAAAACGAAAAAGTGAGGTACGAGCAACATGAAAACCATAGCGATCATGAACTTGAAGGGCGGCGTGGGGAAAACCGTCACGGCCATCAACCTGGCGGACGCTCTGCGGCGGGCCGGCAGACGGGTGGTTCTGGTGGACTGCGACGGGCAGATGAGCCTGACGCGGTTCTACTTCCCGGATCTCGACCCGGACAACACTGCCACGGTGGCGGATGTGCTGGAGGGCGAGGCGGAGCCCGTGTGGAGCGACAGCACCATCCCCGTGGACGCCGGCGGCCTTGTGCAGCTGCTGCCGGCATCCAGCGCCCTGTACGGGCTGGATGTGCGGGCGCTGAAAAGCAGCATCCACAGCATCAGCTCCCTGCGGGACTTCCGTGACGCGGCGGCGGTCGACGGCATGGACTACATGATCTTTGACTGTCCTCCCGGCTTCACGGCGGCGAGCTGTGCGGCGCTGATGGCGGCGGACGAGGTGGTCGTCCCCATGGTGGTGGATGGCTTCTCCGTCTGGGGCGTCAGCGACATGGCGGCGCAGATCAACAGCATGAGGTCTGCCAACCCCGCCATCAGAGTGGCGGGTGTCCTGATCTGCCAGTGGCACAACAGCGAAGTGGTGCGGCAGGGCGAGGCGCTGCTGCGGGGCCTGAGCTTACCGGTGTTTACCACGGTGATACGCCGAACGGAAAAGGTGCCGGAGAGCACCTTCCGGCGGCGGCCGGTCATGGATTACAGCCCGCGGAGCGCGGCGTCGCTGGACTATCGGGCGTGGGTGTGGGAGTACCTGCGGGAAGGAGGCGTGAACGATGGCGAAGAAGTTTGAAATGGGCGACTACCTCAAGACACTGGCGCAGCCGGTGTCCAATCCGGACACCGGGCGAGAGCAGATCGAGTACATAGACGTGGATCTGCTGGACAAAGACCAGAACAACTTCTATCAGCTCAGTGATCTGGATGCGCTGGCGGACAATATCGCCACCGTCGGCCTGCAGCAGCCTATTCGGGTACGTGACGGCGAGAACGGCCATGTGGTGATCGTCTCCGGCCATCGGCGCACGGCGGCCATCCGAAAGCTGGTGGAGGAAGGGCGGACGGATCTGCGGGATGTGCCCTGCATCCGGGAACGGGGCGAGGCGTCCCCGGCGCTGCAGGAGCTGCGCCTGATCTACGCCAACAGCAGCACCCGCGACCTGTCCTCGGCAGAGATCTCCCGGCAGGCTGAGAAGGTACGTGAGCTTTTGTATCAGCTGCAGGAGGAGGGGCATGAGTTCCCCGGACGGATGCGGGATCATGTGGCGGAGGCTTGTAAAATCAGCAAGAGCAAGCTGGCGCGGCTGGAGAAGATCCAGAAGGGGCTGGCCTCGTGCTACCGCGACGCATGGGAGGCTGGGACGCTGCCGGAGGACACGGCGGACGCGCTGTCCAGCCTCCCGGAGTATGTGCAGGGGCGTATCAAGAGGGTTTGCCCGAAGACTACACCGAGCGCCGGTCGTATTCGCGATACTGCTAAGCGCGGAGAATATCTTGCAGTTTCTTTCAAGTGCCCCGATGGGTCGACCTGTACACACATGGACAAGTTTTTCAGGCATGATCTCAAGGCGCAAAGTTGGGAAGCCTGCGGCGGTGAGAAATGCTGCCTGAAGTGCCGCGCTGGCGGAGCGCACGACCCGTCAGGCTACTGCGGAGCTGCTTGTGCGGAGATGTGCAGCAAGGCGCGGGAAAAATACGAGAAGGCGAAGGAAAAAAAGAAAGCGTCCGATGCTGCGGCTGAAATGAAAGCGCAGAGCGAAGCTGTCCGCAGGGTTCGGAGCGAAGCTCGGCGCGTTGTGCGGGCGGCAGACGCCGCGGGGCTGGGCGACGAGGTAAAACTGCACTATGACTATGGCGGCAGTTTAACCGTTGGGCTCTTGAGGTCGCTTAGTGATGGGACGGCACTCGACAGCGCAGTCAAATGCTACAGCAGGGGTATTTTGCCATGGCGAGCTGATGATGTCGCGAAGAACGCCAAGACGCTGCACTGCTCCGTGGACTATCTGCTGGGTCTGACGGACGAGATCAACTCCACGGCCGCAGTGTCCGGTCAAACCTCACTTGCCGCGTGGATGCCCGGCGGCACAACGCCGGCAGAACCGTGTGACGTGGTGGCGGAGTTCGACTTGAGCGGGGACGGTAAGGTAGTGTCCCGCACGCTCTGCCGGTGGGACGGCGAAGCGTTCCGGTTTGGGAAAGGCAAAGACAAGATCGAGGTGCGTGTCGTCCGGTGGCTGGCGCTGCCGGAAGTGGAAAAGGAGGATGGTAACGATGATTAACGTGAAGATTGACAAGGGCGTAAGAACCATGACGTTTGCCGGAAGTGGGATGGAGGTTGCCGCTGAAATCTGTGCGATGGTTTACGGGCTGTATACGCAGCTGTACCACCGCGCCGGCCCTGCGATAGCGAAGGGCTGCAAGGGAGTTATGCTGGATGTGCTGGCCCGAGAGGATTCTCCTGTGTGGGATGTGAATCTGGACAAGAACGCGGGGTATTCTTTCTTCCTGGAAGGCGATGCGGCGGCAGCTATGACGGAGCGCTTGAGACGCTCTGAGGGGGCGGCAGCATGACGAGAGTTGATCTGACCAAGGCGCAGTGCGCCGAGCTGGCGAACTACCTGCGAGGCGTCCTGAATAACGGCATGGGCGCAGGCAGCTTTGACAAGATTGAAATGCTCGTGCTGGCCCGCCGCGCCTTGGCGGCTGCGGAGGAACTGCCCGAGGCGCCCTCTGTTGCCGCCAACTCCCCGGCCACGCGGAAGCAGCAGCCGGAAGACGCCTCGGCGGCCGGCTCTCCGGTCTCGGCGGCGGCGCAGCTGAAGCGCAACACGCTGGAGCGCCTGACGGCCTACCGGCAGAAGGATGGCCTGAACAGTCTGGCGCCGCTGGCAGCGGCCTGCGGCAAGGTGGACGAAAAGGTGATCAGCGCGGAGCTGCTGGCGCGGATGCTGAACCGGGAGCGCTTCCCGGTGGCGATCTGGCGGGGGGTGTCCGCCGCGTTGGACAAGATGGAGCGGAAGAAAGGAGCGGGTGCAGATGGTAATGACGACTGATCTGGTGGCTGCAATGCGGTGCTCATCTCAGGCACCTACGTCTTCCCCACCCTGCACGACGTGTGCCTATCGTGTGGTCGAGACGCTTGATGGAAAGGAATACACGGGCTGCGACTGTGATCGAATGGGGATGGACGCCGCCGACAAAATCGAGGAGCTGGTAGACCGCTGCGCCCGGTACGCCGAGGAGATCGCGGTGCTGCATAAACAAAGAACGTGGATATCTGCATCGGAATACCTGCCTCAGGCTGGCAAAACCGTCTTATGCTGGTATGAATATTATCGATATGGAAATTTTAACTGCATGTATGAAGATTTTGGCATCGGATATTTTTGGAACGGCCATTGGATGGGAGAAGTTTCTAACGGTCGCGATGCACGGGTGCTCGCATGGATGCCGTTGCCCGCCAAACCAGAGGAGGCGAAGTTATGACCCGGAAGCGATATGTTAAGCTGCTGATGGCCTGCGGTTTTCCGCGAAACGACTGCCAGGAGGCGGCTCAGGCCGTGAGGGTGACTGAATGCTCTTATCGAGAAGATATGGAGGACTGGCTGAGAGTTTTTCGGTGTAAGAGGGCATTCAAACGGACGAATGAAGGTCTTGAGGAGCTTTCTCGGTGCGTCACAATCTTGCAGCAAGCACTGGGGGTGGGGTGATGCGAGCGAAAAAGTGTGACCGCTGCGGCAAGTTCTACGACCATTATGATGGGAGCCAGCAGTTCAAGAACGGGGAGAGGGCGAATGCTTTGATCCTGATCGATCGCGATCTGGATAAGAAGTATTGGTCGAGAAAGAGCTACGATTTTTGTCCTGCATGTATGGAGGAATTTGAGAAATTCGTTCGCGGCGGTGCTGTTTTCGCCGCCGAAAAGGAGGAAGCGACGTGATAGCGAAGAGCGACCTGGTCTGTCCATGGCTCCCGTCTACTTTGGTGAGTGATGACGGCGGACGCGTGATGGCGTTTTCGGACTGTTACGGAAAACGGTGCCCATATTGGGGAATCGTCGACATGGTGAGAGGCGCCGACGGCAAGTCTCAATCCGTTTTGGGGTGCCGCCGCGTGAACGAGGCGCTTTGTAATGAGTGACCGCGAGTTGATCGCCGCGCTGCGGCGGCTGAAGGTGGAGACCGGGAGTCTGGCGTGCGTAGGCTGCGGCTATGAGCACAACTGCGGCGTTCATGGATGCGCAATTCTGCGAAAAACGATCGCATGGCTGGAGAAGGCGCTGGCAGAGGACAGGCCCAGCAGCGTCATGGAGTACCGTGATGAGCGCTAAGGTGAACCCGCGGCGGGTACCTCGGACAGAGGCCGACGTGGCGGCCGCCTACGCAAAGGGCGTCACCGAGGGTCTGAATCGCGGCATCGAGCTGATGCTGTATGTGCTGATCGACAAGCACGCCGCGCCGATGGAGGACGTACAGCAGCTGGCCGCGGAGCTGAACCACGCCGCCGAGTGCGTGGCGGAGGGGTACGTCACCTGGGCCGGCGTGCGGCGCATGCTGAAGGAATACAACGTGGAGGTGGAGTTGGTGTGATGAGTATTATGGAGTCGGTAGGAGTCTTGAGGGCGTATCTGGATGAGTCTGCTGCGCGTGTTTCGCCTAAGGTCTACGGAGCCATATCCACGGCAGTGGTCGTGATGGATGCTTTCGGCGAGGCGCTGGATGTGGCGGTTAACGCCGCGGTGTCCGCCCACGCGTCGGCTATTGCCGAAGTCCCTACTCATGTGGAGAAACGTGATGAAAGGTGAAGGACGCTGGATCTGCGTGCGGCAGCGCGCCGGCCCGCTGGTGAAGGAGCAGCGCGCCATACGTCCGCGACTCAGCCAGTATGACAGCCCTTACGAGCGGGCGGAGAAGAATCGTATTCTCCGCCCGCCTCGGGACTCCGGCGTCTGCCGGACGCGCATGGATCGCTTGGAGCTATTGCTGGCGCTTTTCGGCTTTGATGGATGGAGCTACACGCTGACTTTTGACGAGGCGCATCTGCCACTCAGCTTCGCAGAGGTCCGATTGTGTTGGCGCCGATTGCTTTACCAGATGAAGAAGTGGCATGATGGTGTGACGCCTGACTATGTTTATCTTATCGAGGGGCGCCATGGGGATCATCGGTATCACATGCATCTTACGGTGCGATACAATGACTTCCCGCCCATGACTATGGAAGATCTCTGGAAACAGGGGTATATTATCTCGTCGCAGCCCCTGCTGCTGGGTGCATTTGACAGCTATCGGCGCACTGCCAGATACTACTGCAAGGAGCGCAGCGACGGCATTGTCATTCCGATCGATGCCAGGACGTGGGTGGCGTCGCGCAGTCTTGCGCGGCAGTTGCCGCCGCCTGAGTACTTCCGATCTGATTCGGGCCGCATTGAGATTCCGGACGATTGCCGGGTGTGCGGCCGGTATACGGTGGATAACGGGTTTGGCCACTACCAGTACGGCTGGTACATCGAGCAGGATCCTCTTCATCCGACTGTGATAGATGGGAAACGTATGCCGCATCAAGGCGGCCTTGGTATGTACTAAATAGTAAATGTAACTTGTGATATAGTTGAATAAATCACGAAAAGGAGGAAAACCCCTTGCGTATCACATCCGAATACGGTACAATATCCCCAAGGAGCGATGGGTGGTTGACCTGTCCCAGGTGCAACCGCAATCGACACTTCCTGCGGGTGCTGCCCGGCACATCCGCCACGGAGCTTCCTGTGTACTGCCGGGACTGTAAAACGGAGATCATCCTGCATATCGAGCAAGAGGCCGGAGCGTTGAACGCCGGAGCCCATGATTAGACACCACACGTTGGTGCTGCGTCATGGTCTCCGGCGTTTTTGTTTTGCCGCGAGGTGATAGCCGCGAGCCGGAACGCCGGAGACGAAGACGGGAGGAACGCATGGGAATTTCAGCAAGCAGGCTCGCGGAACTGCGCGGGCTTCTCGAGGCCGGATCGGAGCATGAGTTTTACTCCTGGCCGGAGTGGCGGCGGCTGCGCCGGGAGGTGCTCGCGGTTGATAACTGCGAGTGCCAGGAGTGCAAGCGGCGCGGCGTGTACTCCAAGGCCAGTATCGTCCATCACGTCAGGCATCTGCGCGATCGTCCCGACCTGGCGCTGTCCGTCTACGATGGCGATTCCCGGCAGCTGGAGGCCGTCTGCAAGCGTTGTCACGAGGAGTTGCATCCGGATAGCCAGCGGCAATACGCGCCGTCTGCGCCGCCTCTGACGCCGGAGCGGTGGGATTGACACCCCCCCCTCGAAAAAACGCCTCTCGCGTCTTTGTTGCTACTCGTGGGGGTCCAGGACATTCCAGCGATTTCCGCGTCTGCGCGTCGCCGCGCTGCGCGTGGGCGCGAGAATCGCCGGGCAATTCCAGAGTAAACTGCGGTTTTGCGGGGCGGGCAGCCCCGGAAGTACTCTTCTCCTTTTTCCTCGGTTCGGGCGGCTCGTCCGCCCGTCCCGCAAAGCCGCAGAAGAATGTCTCAGGCTGGTCAGCCGAAGGCCTGCGCTGGATGCGCGGGGTATTGACGTAGGCTGGCTGGCCTGAGGCGGGCGCGGTGTCCGAATCGGGCACGGGAGGTGACTTTATGCGAATCGAGAACAGGCCGCTGGTGGAGCTGACGCCGTATCGCGCCAACGCCAAGAGGCATGACGCCGCGCAGGTGGCTAACGTGGCGGAGAGCATCCGCCAGTTCGGCTTTGTGCAGCCGGTCGTGGTAGACCGGGGCGGCGTGATCGTCATTGGTCACTGCCGCGCCCTGGCGGCGGAGAAGCTGGGCATGGCTGAGGTGCCCTGCGTCTGCGTCGATGATTTGACGCCGGAGCAGGTGAATGCCCTTCGTCTTGTGGACAACAAGACCAACGAGAGTCCGTGGGATCTCGACCTGCTGGCCGCCGAGCTGCCGGAGTTGGATCTGTCGGCGTTTGATTTCGAGTGGGGTTTGCCGGATAAATCTCCGCTTGATCTGGATGATGACGAACCAACCGATGGCGGCAACCGTCAGCTGCTGCACTGTCCTAAGTGCGGCTTTGCCTTTGAGGTGGACGCATGAAGATATGTGCTTATGTCCAAGAAGCTTATGCCAAAGTCAACTATAAGAACGAGTGCATGGAGACGCGTCAGTTTGCCGGACTTCGTGTCATTGTGGACTGTCTGGAGCGTGCCGGGTATGAGGTTGAGTATGCGGGCGCGGCTACGGTTCACAATTACGATGTGGTGCTTGTGTCTTTAACCAGTGATTGCGATTGGTGGAGCTTTATTTCGGAGCGAACAAAGTGGCAGCCGGGAAATTACAAGGTAGTCATCGGCGGCGCGGGTCTGCTCCACATTGCGCCGTTCCTGCCGTTTGGCGACTTCTTCATTTTTGGTCGTGGCGAGAATCTGATCGTGCCGCTGGTTCGCGGGATTGAGCGAGATGGAGGATGGGAGCACGAGAGCGTGGCGTGCAGTAAAACATTCTCGCCGGATCGTATTTACAAGATTGCTCAGGCTTCCAGCCCGTATCCTCACAAGATTTCACTAAGCGAGACCCGCGACTTCCGTGAAGGACCTATCGGTTGCAATCATAGGTGCATGTTCTGTGGTTACACCTGGCAGCGTCGCTTCGTTTCCCCTGATAACTTTTACTACATGCAGGATTCTCTGTTTGGCGGGATTGCAGAGAAGGAACGCGCGTTGCTGGACTTACACAAGAATCTTGCTGAAGTAAATTTTTCGCGCCTACGAACGACCTCTATTGACGGAATGAGCGAGCGCCTTAGGCGGATGGTCAATAAGCCAATTACCAAGGCTGTGCTGCTGGACTTCTTGGGAGCAATGCTTCGCTATCAAGGCAAGCCGCACCAGGTTAAGCTATACAGCATCGTGGGGTATCCGACGGAGACAGAGGCGGACTGGTATGAGATTGTTGATGTTATCGGTCAAGCGGATAGGGATTCTGCATTAATAGACAGGCCTTGGTCTATCGTTCTGCACTGTACCCCGTTCCGCGCTATGCCTGCCACGCCCATGGCGTGTGAGCCTATGAGCTACCGCAATTATCGTGGAGAGATCGGGCGCGTTCTTGGAGCTGGGCTTAAAGGTAACCTGATCTATCAAGGGCGTAACCTTTGGGCAGTAGAAAGCATGGGAACGGAATCTCTTCCCACGGTCATTCTGTCGGCTATCTGTCATCGTGGGTCATCTGCGGACACGGACGCGATTATGAAAGTTTCGCGGTCTCGTAAGTTCTGGTCTGCGTCAACGGCAGTCCGGGTCGCCACGTTGGAGCGCTACTTCGATGTGGATACCCTATTCGGGCGATTCAGTCCGGAAACGCTCCCCAGCAGGTATTTACGGACGTATGCAAAAGTTGAAAAGTTGTGGGGCAAACCGTTTAAGTGAGGTGATGGTAGTGACCGGGCAGCGTGAATTTGACCGAAAGCAATTTGAGAGCTTGTGCAGTATGCAGTGCTCCGTGGAGGAGCTGTGTGGCTGGTTTGGCTGCGACGAGGCGGCTCTGAATGCTTGGTGCTTGGACACCTACGGCGAGGGCTTCCGGAGCGCGTTTGACCGGCTGGCTATGATGGGGCGCATTGTTCTGCGCGGCGAGCAGGTCGCCGCAGCGAAGAAGAACGTGTCCATGGCGCGGCATCTGGAGGCGCAGCGGGCGTGCCATGACGCGCCGCCGCAGAAGAGGAAGAACTACCGCCTGACGGACGCCTATAAGGAACTCCGGCAGTCGATGCTGCAAAACCTGGTTGAAAGGGATCTCGACGGTGATGTGTACCGGGATAAGGTGCAGGAATATATGGACTTCTGGGTGAGGCGGCAGGAGCTGCGGGACGACATCGCCCGGCGCGGGCTGACCGTCACGGATGACCGGGGACGGCTGATGGAAAACCGCAGCGTGTCGCTGGAGATCCAGGTCTCCCGCCAGATGCTGGCGATCTTCACCACGCTGGGCTTTAAGGAGGACGCTCTGGCGGCTGCCGCCCGGGGCGATGATGACGATGAGCTGTGAGATCCCCGGGGAAGTTCTGCGCTATATCGAGATCGTCGAGTCCAATAATCCACGCGCCTGTCCAGAGCAGCACGCGCTGGTGGCGATGATCCGCCGCGTGTTCGACACGGAGGACATTTATGTGGACACAGAGCAGCTGCGCCGGTACCTGAGCCTGCTGCGCTATTTCCCCTATGAACGGCTGTTCCCTTGGGAGGAGTTCCTCCTCGCGCTGTGGGACTGCACCTACCGCGCCGACGGGCGGCCGCGGTGGAAGAAGCTGCTCTGCATGGTGGGGCGCGGCGCAGGAAAGGACGGCTTCATCGCCTTTGATGGCGCGTGCTCCATCTCCCCTTACAATCCCGTGAAGAACTACAACGTGGACGTGTGCGCCAACAACGAGGAGCAGGCGGTCACGCCGGTGAAGGATCTTTCCGAAGTCCTCGAATCCCCCAAGTGGGAGTCGAAGCTCAACCGGCACTATTACCACACCAAAGAGATGGTGCAGGGCCGGAAGAACAAGGGCGTGATGAAGGGGCGCACCAACAACCCAAAGGGGCGAGACGGTATGCGCTCCGGAAAAGTTGTATTTAACGAAGTCCACGCCTTTGAGAACTACAACAACTACAAGGTTTTCGTCACCGGTCTGGGTAAGGTCGGACAGCCGCGCATCGGGATGTTCACATCCAACGGCGACGTGTCTGATGGCCCGCTGGACGACTTCATAGCCCAGGGGCGGCGGATCCTCTTCGAGAACGAAGCGGAGCCGGAGGGCGGCTATCTTCCGTTCATCTGCTGTCTTGAAAATCGGGAGCAGGTCAACGATCCGGAGAACTGGTTCATGGCGAACCCGTCGCTGCCCTATGTCCCGCACCTGCGTCAGGAGATCGAAGAGGAATACGCGGACTGGCTGGTCAACCCAGAACAGAACGGAGACTTTCTGACGAAGCGGATGGGCATCCGCGCCGGCCAGCTGGAGATCAGCGTAACGGACTATGCCAAGGTCAAGGCGACCAACCGGCCGCTGCCGAATCTCCGCGGGAAGTCCTGCGTGGCCGGCCTCGACTACGCGGAGATCAACGACTGGGCGAGCGTCAATCTGCACTTCCGCATCGGAGCGCAGCGCTTTGACATCAACCATTCGTGGGTCTGCCTGCAGAGCCGGTCGCTCTCCCGCATCGTCGCCCCGTGGCGAGCTTGGGCGGAGATGGGAAAGCTGACGGTGGTGGACGATGTGAGTATTGACCCCAACCTCCTGGCGGACTACCTGAAGGAGATGGGCTTAAAGTACAACATCGTCAAGCTGGCAATGGACCACTTCCGCTGGACGCTGGTGAGCGACGCCATGCGGCGCATCGGCTTTGACGCCAGGGACAAGAACCGCGTGAAGTTGGTTCGACCCAGCGACATTATGCAAGTCGACCCGGTAATTCAGGAATGCTTTGACCGCGACCTGTTCACATGGGGTGACAACCCACCCCTGCGCTGGGGAGTGAACAACACCAAGAGAGTGCGCAGCGGCCAACGTGCCGGTACGAATACAGGAAATTTTTACTACGCCAAGATCGAACCGAAGAGCCGGAAAACGGACCCGTTCATGGCTCTGGCGGCATCTATGACCGAGGAGGCGGTGCTTGGCACCGGCGAGCCGGTGAAGCTGCCGCCCATCGGCGCGATCCGGCTATAGGAGGTGGGCAATGGCACTTAATTTTTGGAAGTGGCTCGCCGGAGGTAAGGCTCGTTCTCCCACCACGGTGGAGATCACGTGCCGCGATCTTCTGGCGGCGGCGCAGGAATTCCAGCTGCGGGACACCTGCTTCTGGATCTGCGCGAACATGATCGCCAACGCCGTCGGGCGTTGCGAATTCCGGACGTTCCGGGATGGCAAGGAGGTTCGAGAGCGCGAACACTACCTCTGGAATGTGGAGCCGAACGTAAACCAGAACTCCACGGCGTTCCTGCACAAGCTGGTGGCAAAGCTGCTGGTGGACAACGAGGTGCTGGTCATCGGCACCCGGCAGCGGGAGGGCTATGACGCGTTGGCCGTGGCGGACAGCTATATGACCGGCGGCAGCTATCCCAGCAAGCAGAACGAGTACACGAGCGTGCAGGTGGGTGATGTGTCCTACGAGAAGACCTTCCGCGAGCGGGAAGTCCTGCATCTTACGCTGAACCACGTGAACATCAAGCCGGTGCTGGATGGCCTGTACGGCTCCTACGTGCGGCTCATCAATGCCGCCATGCGGCGGTATGCGTGGGACAAGGGGCAGCACTGGAAAGTCCACGTGAGTCAGCTGGCCTCCGGCGCGGATGACTTCACGCAGAAGTTCTCGCAGATGATCGAGGAGCAGGTGAAAACCTTCCTCGACTCTGATGGAGCGGTCTTGCCGGAGTTTGAGGGCTACGCCTACACGAACGAGGGCGGTAAGGCTGCTGTAGAGCTGTCGGACATCCAGAGCCAGATGAAGGACATCTTCGCGTTCACAGCGAAGGCGTTCCAGATCCCGGCGGTGCTGGTGGATGGCAGCATCCAAGGCACGGAGGATGCGCAGGGCAGGTTCCTGACCGGCTGCATCGACCCCATCTGCGATCAGCTGCAGGAGGAGATCAACCGCAAGCGGTACGGCTACGACCGGATCCAGCGCGGCGACTATCTCCGTATTGATACCAGCAGCATCCGCCACTTCGATATGTTCGCCAACGCGGCGAACGTAGAGAAACTGGTCGGCTCCGGCGTGTTCTCCATCAACGAGGTCTTGCGGGCGGCGGGCCTGCCTGCCATCGCGGAGGATTGGGCGGACAAACACTATCTCACGAAAAATATTGCAACGCTGGGTTCGGAGGCCTCTGTGCTCGGCGGTGCGGAAGGAGGAAACGCATGAGGAAACCCCTTTGGGAAATCAAGCAGGCTGCGGAGGGCGTCCTGCAGCTCTACATCTACGGTGACGTAGAAGGCGAGGAGTTCGATTGGGAGAACTGGCGGTATGTCCAGAGCGACAACAGCGCGGAACACTTCCGCGAGGAGTTGGCGAAGCATCCCGACGTGTCGCGCATCGAGATCTACATCAACAGCTACGGCGGCAGCGTCTTTGAAGGCACGGCGATCTACAACCAGCTGAAGCGCCACCCGGCGCGGAAAGTGGTGCACGTGGACGGCTTTGCCTGCTCCATCGCCTCCGTGATCGCCATGGCGGGCGACGAGGTGATCATGCCGCGCAACACCCTGATGATGATCCACAACATGTGGATGTGTGCCTGCGGCAATGCCGCGGAGCTGCGGAAGGCGGCAGATGATCTGGACGTCATCAATGCTGCGGGGCGGCAGGCGTATCTGCAGAAGGCCGGCGACAAGCTGACGGAGGAGCGTCTGTCGGAGATGATGGACGCAGAAACGTGGCTGACCGCTGAGCGGTGTGTTGAGCTCGGTCTCGCGGATCGCCTTGCCGACACCGACGCCGACATGAGCGGCGCGTCCACTATCCTGCAGAAGATGAATGCCGGCATGGAACAGCATCTCCAGTATCAGAAGTCGCTGGCAGCGCAGCTCCGCGACCTGGCAGCGGCACCCTCGGTGCCTGCGCCCGCTCAGAATCCCCAGGGCGGCGGAAGCCCTGAAAAAAATAACAAAGTTCTCGGATTGTTTTCTTGAGAATCGAAAGGAGAAAAAGAATGAACAACAATGACATTCGCACCCGCGAGGAACTGCGGCAGGCTCTCCAGCAGGCTGCCGTCTCCGGCGACACCGGCGCGTTCTCTTCCGCCCTGGATGAGATGATGCAGCGTATCGGTCTGGACATCCAGGCCGAGTACGAGCAGCGGTTTGATGACCTGCGGCAGGAAGTCGATTCCCGCATCCTTGCCCAGCGCGGCGTCCACCAGCTGACCAGCGAGGAGCGCAGCTACTACCAGAAGCTGGCCGCAGCTATGCGCTCTATCGACCCCCGGCAGGCTGTCACCGGCATGGATGAGACGCTGCCCACCACCGTCATCAACTCCGTTTTTGACGAGCTGCAGACGGCGCATCCCCTGCTGAGCCGCATCAATTTCCGCGCCACCGGCGGTGCGGTCGAGATCATGGTGAACACCAACGGCTACGAGGAGGCCGTGTGGGGCGAGCTGTGCGACGACATCGTCAAAGAACTGACCGCTGGCATTAAGAAAATCCCCACCACGCTGCTGAAACTGTCCGCTTTCCTGCCTGTCTGTAAGGCAATGCTGGAGCTGGGTCCGGAGTGGCTGGACAGCTTTATCCGCCAGACCCTCTTCGAGGCCCTGAGCAACGGAATGGAAGCAGGCTTCGTTGCCGGAGACGGCAACAAGAAGCCCATCGGCATGATCCGTCAGGTCGGCGACGGCGTCACCGTCACCGGCGGCGCATACCCCGAGAAGGCCGCCGTCAAGGTGGACGACCTGTCTCCCCATACCGTGGGCAACCTGCTGTCCATCGTGGCGGCTGATCCCAACGGTAAATCTCGCCAGGTCCGGGATGTGATCCTGCTGGTGAACCCCCAGGACTACCTGCAGAAGGTCATGCCCGCCACCACGCTGATGGCTCCGGACGGCACTTACCGGAACGACGTCCTGCCCTATCCCATGGACATCATCCAGACCCACGCGCTGCCCCGCGGCAAGGCTGTCATCGGCATCGCCTATCGCTATCTGGCGATGGCGGGCACCTCCCCCGAGGGGCGCATCGAGTACAGCGACCACTACCGCTTCCTGGAGGATGAGCGCGTCTATCTGATCAAGGCTTACGCCAACGGTATGCCGCTGGATAATAACGCCTTCCTGGTGCTGGACATCTCCGGCCTGACGCCCGCCACCTACAAGGTGACGCAGGTGGATCCTCCCGCAGCATCTACTGACGCTACGCTGACCGCTCTGACCGTGGGAAATCTGGCTCTGGCACCCGCGTTTGCCTCCGGCACGCTGACCTACACCGCGACCGCCACCAACGCGTCTGATGTGGTGACCGCTGTACCTGGCAACGCTGCGGCTGCCATGAAGCTGACCGTGAACGGCACCGAGATCGACAACGGCACTGCCGCAACGTGGAGGACCGGCAGCAACACCCTGCAGATCGTTGTGACTGCCGCTGACGGCACCACCACTAAGACCTACAAGGTCACCGTCACCAAGTCTTAACGGTGGCGGGCGCGGTGAACGCCGAGCTGCTGTCGTCCGTCAAGATCGCCTGTAACATCACCTGGAGCGATGAGGCAACGGACACTAAAGTGTCCGACCTCATCGCCTCCGGGGAGGCTTATATTGACGCGAAGCTCGGCGAGGCTGGCGACTATGAGAACCCCGGGGAGCCGTTGACGCTGTTGAAGGAATACGTCCGGTACGGCTTAAGCGACGCGCTGGATGTATTCGAGACGAACTATCTGCACCGGCTGCTGGCCATGCAGAACGACAGGCAGGTGAAGAACTATGCGGAAGCTACCGTTTCGCCCTGAAGACCGGCAGATCACGCAGCCCTACCGGGACGGCGTGGTTAAGATCTACACCATAACGGACGCCGCCCAGCCCGGATACCAGCCCAAGCCTACGCCCACGCTGGTGGAAACGCTGTTCTACGCGGAACGGCGCGTTGGTCTGCAACGGTATTACAGTGGCAAGCAGGCGCAGGTGCAGGTGGAGCGCGTGATCCGGACGCAGACGCGCCCGTCGGTGAACCCCCAGTGCATCGCTGTCACAGAGGACGGCACGCAGTACGGCATCGAGCTGGTGCAGCAGCTGCAGGATGTTCACCCGCCGTCCATGGACTTGACGCTTGTCTGGATCGAGCAGAAGTACGAGGTGCCCCATGAGTAGGAGACGGAATGTGCCCAATTCGGGCACCGACAGGACGCCCCTGTGGGCGCAGCGGATCATCGCGGCGCACCTGGCCGTGACCGATGCTGTCAGCCACGGCGGGCGTATCCAGTCCGACCGCTACTTCGTCTGGCAGGAGGACGGCGCGAACGACTTCGAAGCCGGCGGCATCCATGCGGAAAAGGCGGTCACCGGCTCTACGGACCTGTTCACGAAACAGGAGTTCGACCCTTGGCGGGATGAGCTGGAGGCCGCCTTCGACGCAGCGGAGATCGTCTGGAGCCTGAACAGCTGCCAGTTCGAGGAAGAAACCGGCTTCTGGCACCACGAGTGGGACTGGGAGGTGTTTGCCTGATGGCGCGGTTCGAGTTCTCCGGCATCGACAACTACATCAAGCGGCTGAACAAGCTGCAGCAGTCCACCAAGGACGGCGTGGTGGGTAAGACGGTCTATGCCGGTGCCGCGGTCGTGGCTGATTCGGTGCGGCGCGCGATACAGGCTCTTCCTGTAGGCGACGGCCGCGCTCAGGGCGGCGGCCTGGTTGACACCGTCACCCTGCCGCAGAAGGCGGGGCTTCTGGATGGCTTTGGCATCAGCCGCATGAAGGATGATGACGGGTTTGTCAACGTCAAACTTGGCTTTGATGGGTACAACTCCACCCGGACGGAAAAGTACCCGCGAGGACAGCCCAACGCATTGATCGCCAGATCTGTCAACAGCGGCACTACCTTCCGGAAGAAGACGAAGTTTGTGGACAAGGCCGTAAACTCCGCCAAGAAGGCGGCGGAAGCGGCAATGGACGCGGCGTGCAGCCGCGAAATTGAAAAAATCATGAAATAGGAGGTGCTGCTATGAGCGCAGCAGGAAAGGTCTGTACGGGCTTCAGCAAGCCCTACGTGGCCAAGTATTCCAACGATGGCGGCGCGGTCACCTACAGCGGCGTCATGCTGCTGGCGCGGGGCGTCAGCGTTTCCCTGTCCCTGAATACCACGGACGACAACACATTCTACGCTGACAACATCTCCGCAGAGACCGCAGCGGCTGTATTTGCAGACGGCACCGCCACGCTGACCGTTGACGGGCTTCTGACGGCGGCGGAGAAGTTCGTCCTCGGCCTGCCCGAGGCCACCGAGATCCAGGCGGGCGGCAGTGCGGTGCAGGTCTCCCACTACGGCGACGGCATGGAGATCCCCTACGTGGGCATCGGCTTTGTCGTCCGCTACCAGAGCGGCGGCGTAGTGACCTACGCGCCTGTGGTGCTGACGAAGGCGCGTTTCCAGCAGCCCGGTCTGGATGCTGCTACGCAGGAAGAGTCCATCGACTGGCAGACGCAGGAGCTGACAGCCACGCTAATGCGCGACGACACCACCAACCACGACTGGAAGATGGTGGGCGCTGATCAGCCCACTGAGGCAGCCGCTGAGGCCGTCCTTAAGGCGATTTTGGGCGGCGCGGCGTAAGAGGAGGCGTCTATGCAGATCTATGGCAGAGAAGTAGGCTTCCGCTTCACGGTGGGCGCCTCCGCTAAGATCTCCGACCTTTGCCCGGACGGCGACATCACCCGTCTGGGGGAGGTGCTGGAGGGTCAGTATGGGCAGATCACCCGCGACACGGCAGCCATTATGGTGGCCTTGAGCGAAGGGTACGAGCAAGCGCGCTCCTTCGAGGCTCCTAGCTATAAGCCGCAGCCCCTGACGATGGAGGAAGTCCTGACCCTGCGGATGGGCGAGTTCGCCCAGTTGCAGCAGGCGGCGTTGACCGCTTGGGCGGAGGACAGCAAGCCCACGGTGGAGGTAGAGCCCGAAAAAAAAGAAAGCGGCGAGGCGCAGGCGTCCAGCTGAACCTTGCCTGGCTCCTGTTTTACGGGCGAAAGCTGAATATGGGGAGGCAGGAGATCATGGTCACGCGATACGGTGAAATGCTGGACATGATCGCCTGCCTCGCCATTTATAACGGGGCTACCCCCAAGAAAAAACAGAAACACTGGACATTTGACGAAGCTATGAGAGTGAGGTGAGCCTATGGCTGTAAACATTGGCCCCAAGATCGGCGTAGACGGCGAGGCAGAGTATCGCCGGCAGATTAACCAGATCATCCAGCAGTCCAAGACACTGGAGAGCCAGATGAAGCTGGTGGCTTCGCAGTTTACCGCTGCCACGTCGGCGGAGGAAAGAAATGCCAAGACCGCCTCCGTGCTGTCCAAGCAGATCGATGTGCAGCGCGAGCGCGTGAAGCTTCTGGCGGAGCAGACCGGCAAGGCGGCCGCCAAGTACGGCGAGAGCGACGAAAAGACCCAGAAGTGGCAGCAGGCGCTGAATGAAGCCACTGCCACGCTGAACAAGATGCAAAGCGAGCTGCGCAACACTTCCAGCGGCGTAGAGGAGTTGGGCGATGACATGCGTGAGGGCGGCGAGAAGGTCTTGTCCTTCGGCGATGTCCTGAAGGCGAATATTTTGTCTGAGCTCGCGGTGGATGGGCTTAAAAAAATGGCTGATGCGGTAAAAGGCTTTGCATCCGGTATGATTGATGCTGCAGCCGAGGTCAAAGCAACGAATGCACAATTCGCGCAGACCTTCGGAGACCTTGCATCCAGCGCCACCAAGGAGCTGAATACTATTGGTGATGCGGCAGGTATCCTGCCTTCGCGTTTGAAATCGGCCTATACCCAGCTATATGCCTACGCAAAGTCCAGCGGAATGAATAGCGCGGCGGCTTTGAAGTTTGCCACCGAAGCGACCTATGCGGCCGCTGATGCAGCCGCATACTACGACAGGAGCCTCGAAGAGGCCACTGAACAGGTGTTGGCATATACTAAGGGAAACTATGCAAACGACGCCGCTTTGGGCTTCGCAAGTACGGAAGCAACCCGAAACGCGCAGGCAATGAAAAGCCTGGGTAAGGAGTACAAAGACCTTGATGTTACGGCAGGCGAGACCACACAGGTACTGCTTGATCAGATTGTTGCGGCGCAAAAGCTGTCCGGAGCCTATGGCCAGGCAAGCCGAGAGATGGACGGCTGGGAAAATGTTACGGGTAACGCCAAAGAGGCATGGAAGCAATTCAAGGCCGCAGTTGGTGAGCCGTTTCTTGAGGCAATTACCCCTGTTCTCCAGGATATTACGACCGAGTTCGTGGCATGGACGGAAAGCGTAGACTGGGAATCGTTTTCGGCGACCATTGCAAGCTTTGTCTCCAGCATTTTGGAGAATGGCGAATACATCGTCTCTCTGATTGCGGGAATCGGTGCCGGATTCATCACCTGGAATGTTGCGTCTCTCATAAACGCGGCGGTTACATCCATCAACGCTTTTAAGGCGGCAAACGAAGGGGCTACAGTTGCTCAGTGGGCTATTAATGCCGCTATGAACGCCAACCCTATAGGGATAATCATCACCCTCGTGGCAGGGCTAGTTACGGCAATTATCACACTTTGGAGCACCAACGAGGACTTTCGCAATGGCGTTATTGAGATTTGGACCAGCGTCAAAGACTGGATAGCCGGTGCCGTGGAAAGCATTGTATCCTGGTTCACCACTGCCGGCGAGAACATACGGTCTTTCTTTACCAATGTAGGTACAGCTGTTTCGGATAAAGCTCGCGATATAGTCAGAGCTGTCCGCGATGGCGTGCAGTCTGCCATAGACTGGCTGCGGGAGCTTCCCGGTCGTGCAATCAGCCTGGGGTCAAATATTGTTAAAGGCATTTTCAGCGGCATAAAGAATGCCGGAGCATGGCTTTACGATAAGCTCCGGGGCTGGGTTGATGGTGTTGTCGGCTGGATCAAGGACTTCTTTGGCATCCACTCCCCCTCAAAGGTTTTTGCCGATGAAGTCGGAAAATTTATCCCGCCCGGCATCACGCTGGGCGTAGAGCAGGCCATGCCGAGAGCTATGCGCAACATGGGCGAGGAGCTGTCCGCGCTGTCGGCGCTGCCCATAGGCGGCGGCACGACCACTAACATGGGCGGCGTAGTGCTGAACGTCTACGGCGCGGAGGGGCAGGACGTCAACGCACTGGCGGATGCTGTCATGTATAATCTGCAGCACGCGGTGGAGCGCAGAGAGGCGGTGTTTGCATGATCTTCTGGGCGGGAGTATCGTCTGATGACGTCCACGTTGTCGTTGAGCGCTATCCGGATGTGGAGCTTTCTGCGCGAAAGCTGGACACACAGGCCGTCCCCGGGCGAAACGGCGACCTGCTGTTTCTCCAGGACGCCTACCAGAATTACGTGCAGGCGTACAGCATCTACATCAGCGCGGAGCGGATGCGGCTCCCCCGCGCTATGCGCGCGGTGGCTGACTGGCTCTGCGGCCCGCGTGGGTACCAGAAGCTGGAGGACAGCTACGACGTAGAGACCTACCGCAAAGCCTATTTTGCCGGCCCGCTGGACGTGGAGAGCGTCATGCACCGGTTTGGCCGCGCGACGATTGAGTTTAACTGCCAGCCGCAGAGGTTCCTCCGTATCGGAGATGTGCCGGTGCAGGCCGCGCAGGGGGAAGTTTTGCGAAACCCCACCGCGTTCACGGCTCTGCCGACGATCACCGTCACCGGCACGGGGGCCGGCACCCTGACGGTGGGCGGTGTGACCGTCACCATCAACAGCATGCCCCGCGGCGTGGTCGTGCTCGATTCGGGCACGCAGAACGCCTACTACGGGGCATTTAACCTCAACAGCACCATCTCCGCACCGGAGTTTCCCACGCTGCCGGCCGGAGAGAGCGTCGTCCGCTGGACGGGCGGCATCACGAGCGTGGAGATCATTCCGAGGTGGTGGACACTGTGAGACCGATTTTGTATGACGCCGACCGCACCAACTTCCCAGCGGGTGCGGACAACGGCATGGGCATCTTGGCGGATGCCCTTTCCTGCAAGGTGACGCAGGAGCTGAACGGCCAGTACGAGCTGGAGCTGCACTACCCTGTGGCGGGCATCCACTATAGCGAGATCGCGCTGCGCTCCATTCTGCGGGCCACAGTAGGCCCTGGCGGCGGCCTGCAGCCCTTTCGGGTGTACCGCATCGTGCCGGGCATGAGCGGCACAGCTGCCGTCTACGCCCGGCATATCGCCTATGATCTCGGCGGCTATGTGGTATCGCCGTTTACGGCGGCGGATGCACCTTCCGCCGTGGCGGCCATCAAAAGCCACGCGCTGCCGACAGATTTTCCCTTTGCGCTGACGACCGACAAGACCACCGTGGCCACCATGTCCGCGACGGTCCCCACCAGCGCGTGGAGCCTGCTTGGCGGCCAGCAGGGTAGCCTGCTGGATGTGTACGGCGGCGAGTACGAGTTTGACGGCTGGGCGGTGCAGCTGCTGACCCGCAGAGGCGCGGACCGCGGTGTATCGGTCCGGTACGGGAAGAATCTGACAGATCTGACGCAGGACGCCAACTGCGCCAGCTGCTACACGGGTGTGGTGCCATACTGGCGGAGCAACGATGTTACTGTTACGGCCGCGCCTGTGTACGCAGAGGGTGACTTTGGGTACACGCGGCTTATGCCGCTGGATCTGTCTTCCAGTTTCAAACAGCAGCCCACGCAGGCTCAGCTGCAGGCGGAGGCTGCCGCCTGCATTGAACGGAACCAGATCGGCGTCCCGGCGGTGAGCTGGGACGTGAAGCTGGCGCTGCTGTCGCAGGCCTCCGGCTATGAGGACGTCGCCTTCCTGGAGCAGATTTATCTGGGCGACACCGTGGGCGTCTACTTCCAGCGGCTGGGCGTGGATGCCAAGGCGCGAGTGAATCGGATCGTCTGGGACTGCCTGCTGGAGCGGTATGACAGCGTAGCGCTCGGCAGCGTCAAGGCCAACATCGCGGCCACCATCGCCGGGCAGCAGAAGGAGATCGACGCCAAGCCGTCTGTCTCCCTGGTGGAGCAGATCTCCTCCAGCCTGGCGGCCGCGCTTCTGGGGGCGAATGGCGGTTCTGTCCGTCTGCTCGACACGAACGGCGATGGCGAGCCGGATGAGCTGTACATTGCCGACGACCCGGATCCCACCAAGGCCAATAAGGTGTGGCGATTTAACTACGAAGGCTGGGCGGCCAGCAGCACCGGCTACAACGGCCCCTATACAATGGGCGCTACCATCGCCGGCGGCATTCAGGCGTGGATGATCACGGCCGCGCATCTGATTGCCGGCACCATCGCCAGCGAGCAGGGCAATTTCCTGATCAATCTGGACGGCGGGACTATCGACACCAGCGCCACCGGCGCGACCTACAAGAATTCTGACTACTCGCAGGCGGATCTGGACCGGATCAACCAGATCAACATTAAGGCCGTCACGCCGACGCTGGCCGACTATGAGAAGCTGGACGTCAACGGTGACGGCACCATCAGTATCACCGACACTGTGCAGATCCAGCAGATCATCAACGGAACGCGGACGGTGAACTTTACCACGCGGTGGCGCTTGCGCATTGATCCTGCCGACGGCAACAATCTGCTGAAGATCTACCGTGTGTACCACAACAACCAGACGGGAGCAGACACGGAGAACGTCGTTTTCTCCGTGGGCTTCGGCCGGGCGTCCGCCAACACCATCGGTGCGCAGTACGGAGACATCTCCAAGGATCTCTCGGTGGGTGGCTCCGTGGACGCAGGCAGCTATAAGCAGGGTGGCAAGGTTATCACATTCCCGGAGTCGGAGGTCATCGGCTATGCGGTCTACTGCACCGGAGGGAGCAGCAACAAGGCCAGCTGCTTTATTCCTGTGGGGCAGTCCGGGAGCTTCCAGTGCGCATCCAACGACTGGTACTGCGCCTTCTCCTTTGATGGGTCTGGCGGTGCGACAAAAACCGGCGGCAGCGGAACCGTAGATTCCGTTGTGGCCATCAACAACTTCTGACGGAGGTGCTTTTATGGCAGATAGTTTGGCGATCAAGCAGCCCATACAGCTTAACACGGCCCTGAATGGCGTGCCGCCTACTCTGCACATGGTACAGGGCGACACCAATTCCCGGACCATCTCTGCGGCGCTCTGGGCCGGCGCGGTGCCGTACAATGTCCCCACCGGGGCCTCGGTGATGCTCCGTTTCCGGAAACCGGACGGCACCGGCGGCCTATACGCCGAGAGCGAGGCCGGTGACAAGATCACCTGGAGCGGCAGCGACGTAGAAATCCCGGTCGCCGCGCAGGTTCTGGCCGTGGCGGGCGTTGTCCTGGCGCAGGTGGATGTATTTGTGGGAGCGGGCAGCACTGCCGCGATGAGACTGGCGACCTTTGCCTTCCGCATCGCGGTGCAGCCCGACACCTACACAGATGCGCAGATCATCTCCAGCGACTACTACAAGGGCATCATCAACGCACCCTATATCGGCGAGAACAATCACTGGTACGCGTGGGACACCGCCACGGATACGTTTAAGGACACCGGCGTGTCTGCGGTCGGTCCGGAAGGCCCTCCGGGCAAAGACGGCTCTACCATCGTAGCAGACGGCCTGTTTGGCTTTGACGTCGATCCTGACACCGGCCAACTGCGGTTGTACTACACCGGCGACACGCCGCCTGATTTCAGCATCGACGCTGCCGGACACCTGATCTACAAGCTGTCCCCCGACGTGAGCGTGGACATCGGCGTGGTCAAGGGCGCGGACGGTGACACCACGCTTAACATCACCGGCGCGTCTGTCGGACAGGTTGCTCGGGTGAAGGAGGTAGATTCTGACGGGCGCCCCATCAAGTGGGAAGCGGCATCGGTCTCTGCGGGCGTAGGCGAGATCTATGATGAGAGCAGCGGAATATCAGTCCGGTATCCGGAGAAGATGACGATACAGGTAGCGCAGGCCTCGAGATGGGGGCGCTTAGTCCAGGTCGTACTTCAGATAGTTGCGAGCGAGGCTATTCCGGTAAACTACGGCTGGATAGCAACACTGCCCCGCATCGCCAACACGCGGGCGTGGTTCGCCTCGACGTTGGGCAACAATGTCTTCTTCGTTAACGCGGAAAGCGCGCAGATCAATTGCAACCAAGACGTCTTTCCGGCTGGAGCGAGCATGCTCTTCGGCACCTACCTAACGAACGAAAACGTGGAAGGAGTGATAGTATGAGTAGCTTGAATCTCGGCATTGTCAGCGCCTATGCGGACGCCAAGCGGGGCGGATACACTGGCACCTATGACGATTTCTGCGAACTGCTGGCGGGGATCGGGGGTTTGCAGCCCAAGCTGACCGCCGGGCAGAACATCTCCATCACCGGGAACGTCATCGACACCAAGGCGTTTCCGTGCAGCCCCAACCTGCTGGACAACTGGTATTTCCCGAATCCGGTCAATCAGAGGAATGGCCATGTTGCTCCTCCGAAGGGTGCAGGCCACCTGTATAGCGATGCAGCGTGCACATCACTGATATCTGGTGGAACAATTGATGCATATAGACAGGTTACGCCGGTAAGCACTGGAAACTACACTTATAGTGTAGACGGAGGTGCTTATTATGTCAAAGCTTCCGACGTAGTTCCCGGCTATACGGGAATCGGGTATACGATTGATCGCTGGAAATTGGCTGCCTGGAACGCTAATTCTATTACGATGATCGTTGAGGCGGATGGAGTACGCCTTATTGGGACTTCCAATTCTGCAAACTCTGCACAACTGCAAGAATACACACAACTGCTATCTTTTGCAGCGGGGGCAGTAGTCACTGCATCAATCTTGGTTACAGCGTTGGGTGCGAATGGTGCATCCCCTCGTTTGTTCTTATGTAAGAGCGATGGCACCCCAATAGGATCGTGCATTATTGAAAGTGTGGGGCTGCACACGTTTACAATGGTAATCCCGGATGATGCTGGCGATTCTGTGATGCTTGCATGGGGGCAACACGCCAGTTTAGGGGGGAGTGGCAACACAGACATGACTGTTAAAGCCGTGAAGCTGGAGCTGGGCAGCGTGCAGACCCTCGCCCATCAGGACGCCAACGGCGCGTGGGTGCTCAACGAGATCCCCGATTATGGGGAGCAGCTGCGGAGGTGTCAGCGGTACTACCGCGTCGGGACATTACGCTTTGTGCAGTCCAAGCAATTAGCTGGCTCTCGAATGTTTGTCCCCGTTGCGGCCATTCAGCCGCCTATGAGAACAACGCCATCTGTTGTATATACAGGTTTTAGGTCTTTTGAGACCGGCACGGAAATGCACGAAATCAATACATTTGATACACGCCAGGATGCTTTTCCGGCAGTAACGCTTTCGGGTGGCGATGAGAATGACGCCATTGCTTATTGTAGTTATACGGCCACCGCTGACTTGTAGGAGGTGACCGGATGGAAGCATGGACGAATGTCGGCGTGCCGCTGATCGTGGCGCTGCTGACCTCCACCGCCCTGTGGGGCGTGGTGAGTAAGGTAATCCTCAAGCGGATGGAGCTGACGGCCAAGCGCAGCAAGGCGGACGAGGCGCAGCGGAAGATGCTGGTGGGACTGGCCCACGACCGCATCATTCACCTCGGCATGGTGTACATCGAGCGGGGCTGCATCACACAGGACGAGTATGAGAATTTGCAGGTGTACCTCTACGAGCCGTATGAGGAGATGGGCGGCAACGGCAGCGCACGGCGCGTCATGGAGGAAGTGCGGAAGCTGCCCATACGATAGGGCATAAAATGGAACAGGCGCAGACGCGCCGGAAAGGAATTTGTTATGAAGCTGAACAACAAGGTATACGACATTATGAAATGGCTGGTCATCATCGTTATGCCCGCCGTGGCTACGCTGTACGCGGCGCTGGCGGCGGTGTGGGCGTGGCCCTACGCCGACGAGGTGGTGACCACCATCACCGCCGTGGACACGTTCCTCGGCGCGGTGCTGTGCATCAGCACGGCGCAGTACCACAAGGAGGCGAAGAACGATGCCTAAGCGGGTGTATCTGTCCCCCAGCGACCAGCGTCGGAACACCTACGCGGTGGGCGACACCACCGAGGCCATCCAGTGCGGGCGTATTGCATGGGCTTGTAAGACTGCTCTGGAGCGCTCCGGCGTGGAAGTGATGCTGGGGCAGTACGACACCATGCAGAACCGTGTGGCGGCGTCCAACCGCTTCAAGGC